CAAATCGAAAATCCGGCGAAAATAACGTTGGAAGAATTGGCGTACATGGTTAAACAGATGCGCCACAACCAACGGAGGTGCGAACGGAACCCAACGCCGGAAAAGATTGCAACCCGGACGGCATGGGAACAAAAAGTTGACGGCGTTATTGCCGTCTTAACAGATACGCAAATGAAATTATTTTGATTTTATCCCGGTACGACTTGCGCCGTATCGGGATTTTTTTGCCCTAACACGAAAATAAAAAGAAAAAATTTTGGTAATTAAAATATTCCCCGTATTTTTGTGGCATGAAATAACAACGACCGGGCGTTTTCCCGGTAATGCTAAAAAAATAAAAGCAATGAGAGCGAAAACAACAATCAGCGATTTTCGGTTTGAGTTTGCCGGGTACGGACATTACAAAGTAACTTACACGTCGCCCGTTACGGGTAAAAGTTGGACGGCAAAAACAAATGATATGCCGTTAATTGATGCGACAAAGAACGCCGACGACCCCAAACGTTGCGATTTGGAAACCCTTAAACGAATTTGCAAAAATGGATAAGGACGAATTGGGAGCCGTTCGCCATGCAATGACGGCAAAAGAGTTGAACGACCTGTATAAGCGTTTGGAAAACTTTATTGCCGATTGCACCCGGTCGGAGGTTGACGCCAACCGGGATGCGCTTAACAAGGTGCAAAGCATGATACACCAAAGAATGATATTAACAAACAAATAAGTAGTAACCGCCGGGGGCAACCCCGGCATAAAAAGAGCGAT